TCCCGTGGAGGTGCCATTAATCATTCACAAATGTGAATCCATTGACGGTACCTTTCAATCGTTCGGCAGCTGTCAACACTAACTGACTATGTTTACGTAGACGTTCTGGGTTTCTTTCACCAGGTCGCTCAAAATAAGCATTTTGGTAAGGTAGTGGCAGATACTCTACGCTTGTTAACTCGGGTAACTCTAAGACTTCACCTTGACGCAATCTGTCCTCTATACTTTCAAGGATAGGTAGCACATCATACATGTCCATTCCTGTATGGTTCAAGGCATGAACAATTGGATGATAGTAAGTACTACTGTACCCAATCAGCATATCAGAGTATGCGACCCCCGCTTGTTGTAAGTTTGTCTCTAGATCGCTAGAGTAGACTAATTCATCAAGTTTCCTGATTAATTCTTGGAAACCTTCTAAACGAATCTTAGCGATTTCGATCCTAAGACTATTAAGAAGGGTGATCTCTTCAGTGGCGTTACCAAAACGGTTTTCCAACCAATTTGGGCGTCCGAGGTCTCGCTCCCACAAAAGAATTTCTAAATATTGTCTTCCTTTCGGGGATAGATAATCGGGAAGGGCTAAATCTCTGCGTTCCTTACTAATTAGTTTGGTTTCTACTGAATAATTAATCAGTTCAGTGAAAGAGTAGATACTCTTGGAGCTAGCTTCTAAAAGGTCATAAGGAATACCAGTAATCTCATTACCATTCGCAGCAATGCGTTTGGCAAATTCGAAAATTGGTTCCTCCTCATCACTTTCATAGGACTTACTCTTTAAAGTATTAATCTCCACCCCAATCTTGTTAAGAAGGTCAGCGTAAATTAATCCCACGCCTTTATGCCATATTACTATATCATCACCTAAGACCTCGTAACTTTTAAAGGGACGGTGGTCTCCGAAATGCAAGTAACTTGCAAACCAAACTAAATGATGGTGAAGAAGCGTGCAGGCTGCCCACGAAGACAATGCTCCGAGTGGCTGCCCAACTGCCCAAACAACACATTTTGTGAGGCTTGATAAGAAACTTCGTGTTCCGATGATCCTTTCCCAATAGAAAGCGAGGTTACGGTGTGTGTAGTATTCTAGCATAGTTGATTGTAACATCAACGGGACCCGGTCGGTGAATTTCTTTATGTCAAAACTTGCCATCCACTTTGTCTTTACAGACAAAATTCTTTCAAAACCTCGGTTTTGATTGAAAGTTGAATCGCAGGGTAATGATTTTAAGATCTTCATCAACCAGTCGTGTAATGTTTGCAGACTATTCTGAGTCCAATAATCGACGATGGCAAATAGCCTTGTCTTTCCGGCTCTTTCTGACGCAAGCGATATCTTTCCGGTCACCGTTTCTCCAATGCCTAAGTCTTTTGATTGCGAATAACACCATTCCATATTAGAAGTGATCCAACCTTGTTTTAACAAGAGGTTATATTGCTTTATGGAAGAATGTAAATCCGTATCATTGACTACAGCTATAGAGTCATAGTGAGCCGTCAAGATCGCTTGTCCATTAGGACCAGATCTGATTCGGCCAATTAGCCTGTCGTTGCTTTGCAGTTCAGGAAGGCGAGATTTTAATGTTCTCGTTCTCGGTGATTCGTCAAGAAATTGACGAAACAGGAGATCGAATTCACTCAAATCTGCAGTTCCGTTGTACGGAGCAGTAATTGGGTCTAAGTCTAAAACTGTTTTCGTTCGAATCGATTCGTGTATTCTCGTCACGGTTAGAAGAAGGCGAATATCCCTGTAATTCTTACCACGCAAGTGTCTAAGTATGGGTACCAGTAGAAGACTGACACCTTCCTTATTGCTTTTGTGGAATGGGATAGCAGACCATTCTTCCTTGGTGACAAGGCGAATTGACTGATCTTGGATTTGCTTGAAGAGGTTTAAAGTGTAAATCTTTCCGTTACTGTTAAGAGTTTTCATAAACTTGGCAGTATATGTATCGAAGAAGCTTTCAAATTCTTGAATAGTTAGTCCGTTATCATGGATGTCCAAATGTTTCGAATTCTTAAAGACCGGTATTAATACCCCTTTAATTCTTTGTAAATATTTGTGTAATTTCATGGTATCTGATTTGTTGATTAGCTCTCCCAACTAAGAAGTAGGTGCCTGATCATTTTAATGAATTGGTTCTGGTTACAACCAGTCGAGGCCTGCCAATTACAGGACGATTCGCTCCCTTAACCGGGAAC